TTATACTGGAGTTTGATTAATAATTACCAAGACGCTGATTGGAATAAAATTGGTAATTATCAAGATGCTCAGTGGAATAAAATTGGCAATTATCAAGATGCCCAGTGGGATCTTGTAGAAATGGAGTAAAACATGACTGTTGCACGTACAACGCTTTTAGATCTTCCAATCATTACGACAGGTACAGAGTCTGGGTTGTGGGGGGACTATACAAACAACGGCCTCACACAGTATCTTGATATTGCTATTGCTGGAATGTCCAACCTGACAAGTGCAAACTTTACGGCTGGTGCGTTAACAATTGAAGCCACTGAGGGTACTAACTCAGCAACAAATATAGTAGCAACATCAGCGCAATACGCAGGATTTCGAGTATCTTCTCTTGCTACTAATTCTACGATCACAGTAGGCAATACAGGCACAACGCTTGGCAGGTCATACCGACTTATTAATGCCGACTCCACATATACACTAACATTTAAAGCTACGGGACAGACGGGGGTTACCTTACAGCCCGGACAATCAGCTACAGTAGCTTTCAACGGAACAGATTATGTGTTTGTTGGTGTTGTTTTAGGCGCGGCTCAAACTTTCACCGCAGCTCAGACATTCCGAGCGGCTAATGCCATAAGGTCAGAAGCTGCAAACACACAAGACGCAGTTGTAGTTGCAGGTCGTGCAGGGGGTACAAATTCTTATGCGGTAACCATCACTCCTACAACACTATCTGCAAACAGAACACTTACGATACCTGACGCATCAGGAACTATTCTTCAATCTGGCACAGCAGTAACCGTTGCACAAGGTGGCACAGGGTTAAGCACCACGACGGCCTATGGGCTAATTGCTGCTGGCACAACATCTACGGGTAATTTTCAACAAGTTTCCGGTACTGGAACGTCAGGTCAAGTATTAACGTCTAATGGCGCAGGGGCGCTTCCTACTTGGCAAGCTGGCGCTTCAGGAAATGTAACAACGTCAGGGAACAACGCCTTTACAGGCGCAAACACCTTTTACAATGCCACAGGTCAGACGTTTGCACAGGCGTCTACAAATGATGGAATTATTCTTCAAGGTAGGGCCGGAGGAACATCTTCGTATCGCGTGACGTTTACAACGGGTACGCTCTCTGCAAGCCGTACTGTTACTTTGCCAGATGCAAATACCACAATTCCAGTTGCAACTCAGGTTATTACATTCAGTGGCCCAACCGCAGCGCGAACCTACACGTTGCCTGACTCAACTAGCACATTGGCTGCTTTGGCAACTGCCCAAACTTTCACCGCAGCGCAAACTTTTCAAGCAGCAAACGCTATTCGATCTGAAGCCGCAAGTACACAAGATGCAGTGGTCATCGCAGGTAGAGCCGGGGGTACGAGTTCTTATGCGGTGACGTTAACACCGACTGCGCTATCGGCAAACAGGACGCTCACGCTCCCCGATGCTGACATTAACTTTACAACAGGACTTGGCGTAGCACAAGGCGGCACAGGATTAACAACACTTACCGCTAACAATGTCATCCTTGGGAATGGTACGAGTACACCCCTTTTTGTCGCGCCAGGAACAAGCGGCAATGTGCTTAAATCAAACGGTACAACATGGACTTCCGCAGCGATATCGACAGGTGGATTGACCTTGCTTGCAACTTTGTCGCCAAGCGGTGTGACAAGCATTAGCGCAACAAGTCTCACAAGCAGTAAGGCAATGTTTATTGTTGTTGATTTAAGCGAAACTGGAGCAGGATATGCGCTTGCAGAATTAAGTGTTAATAACGGTTCCAGTTATTCAGCAACCCAGCACCCTTTGAGCGCCACAAACAGCAATTCAGGGCAACGCGGCAATGCTTGGATTTCAAACATGAATATAAACGCTAAGAAAATCTCAGATAGTCTTGGACAATCAACAACAACGGGGGTATTTTGCCAACAAAATGCTTTGGCCGAAGGCGACGCAACGGTAAACGCCGGAACTGTTAACGCGATAAGGTTCAAAAATTCAAACGGCACTAATATGAACGGCAATATTTACATCTACGGGTTGACTTAACATGAATAGACCTACGATTCAAATTCATAACGCCGCAACGGGTGAAAACATCATCCGCGAGATGAATGACGATGAATACGCTGAATGGTTAAGTGAAGCGCCAAAACGAGAACAAGCTGCAAGCGAGTCAGCGCGAAGTGTCCGCAATCAAAAACTTAAGGATTCTGATTGGACGCAGATAGCTGATGCGCCAGTTGATAAAACTGCATGGGCAACTTATCGTCAAGCCCTTCGTGACGTACCTTCTCAAGCTGGTTTCCCTTGGGATATTCAGTGGCCTGTTGAGCCATGAATTGGTCAGACGTTTTAAAAGCAGTCATCCCGGTTATCGTAGCTTCATTGGCGTGGCTGCTTGGTCAAGTTGCTGACTTCTCCACTCGATTGACCAAGATCGAAGGCTCCATGCCAGCCTTGATTACCAAGGAAGGTGTGCCGACTGATAGTCCAATTTCTGCTGAGAAGCGTGCCGTCCTCAAAGAGCAACTTATGCAGCACATTAACGAACTTCAAGTGAAGGTGCGCCTACTTGAAGAGCGCGAGAAACTAGGGAAACGGTAATGTTTGAGCTTCTTGGCGGCGGTCTTTTAGGCTCTATTTTCGGTGGCTTATTTAGGCTTGCGCCGGAGATCCTAAAGTTCTTAGACAAGAAAAACGAACGCCAGCACGAGTTGTCTATGTTCCAGCTTCAGACGGACTTGGAAAAGCTGCGCGGCGAGTTCCGCATGGAGGAGAAGTATGTTGACTACTCCATTTCGCAGATGGATACGATTAAAGAGGCATTTAAGGAACAGGCTACCACTGCTAAGGAAGCTGGGTGGCTTGCGTCTTTTATCACTGCTATTACCCGTCCGGGCCTTACTTGGATTGCTTTTGGCGTGTACGTGGCTGTTAAAGCAGCCGGTCTAACGATTGCATTTCAAACCAACGCAAACTGGGCAGAGGTCTTGACCAAGTCCTATGACGAGGATGATTTCGCCATGCTGAACATGATGCTAACGTTCTGGTTTGTAGGACGATCGATTGAGAAGTACAACAAAGGTGGGTAGTCGTGGAAGCCTTGATCGACTCGCTTGCAAGAGTTTGGTTCTTAGGGGTTGCACTTGTTGGCGTGGCCGTTTATGCCGTGACCATTAAGACGCGACTTGATTATTTAGAGAAAGACCACGACAGGCAGATCCACGCGCTTTGGGAGCATGTCAATCGACTGATCAAAGAGAAATCCAGTGAATGAGGCTAAGAAGCTTTGCAAGGAAGTACTAATCAAGCCTTTTGAGGGCTTGGCAAAGCGTTTGCCTGATGGACGTGTACAGGCATATCCCGACCCAGGAACCAGAGGACATCCTTGGACAATCGGTTGGGGAGCAACCGGTCCAGATATTAATCCCGGCACGGTATGGACGATGCAGCAGTGTGAAGATGCGCTGGATCATCATGTGGAGTATTTTTGGCGAGAGCTGATTAAACACTCCCCTACCATCCAAACCGCGCTACCAAGGCGCATTGCCGCAGTGATTAGCTGGGTTTACAATCTAGGCTCAGGGAACTATCGGGTTTCTACGTTTAAAAAGCGCGTTGATGCGGGGGACTGGGACGGTGCAGCAGACCAATGTATGCTCTGGAATAAAGCTGCCGGTCGAGTTTTACCGGGCCTCACCCGCCGACGCGCTGCCGAAGCTGCCTTAATGAGGTGAAGAGTGCCATTCCTCAAATTAAATTTTCGTCCAGGGATTAACCGAGATCAAACTAGCTATTCCGGTGAAGGTGGCTGGTATGAGTGTGACAAGATTCGTTTCTTTTCAGGCTACCCACAAAAACTTGGGGGCTGGCAAAAAGCTACGCCTTATTTTTATTTTGGCACTTCAAGACAATTATTCAACTGGATAACGTCCTATAACGACAATTTTCTTGCCATAGGCACTAATAACCACGTTTATATTGAAGTGGGCGGGCAGTTTTATAATATAACCCCGATTGAACGTTCTGTGGTTGCAAGTATGCCTATTACTTCTGTGGAGGCTTCAGGGGGAATTAATTCTATTAGCTCTGTAACAAACACGGTTGCTCTTTCCGGCGTAGCAGGTGCTGGAACTACAGGTTTTGTTGACACTATTTCCCCTACAAATACGTCACTTCACATTTATGGTGTTAGTTCCACAGGTTCTACAGGTACAGTCACACCATGATATCTTTTAGCGCATCTGATGGGTCTTCCACAATAACGGTTACCGACCCTAATCACGGTTCTCAGACTGGTGATTTTGTTACCTACGCTTATGCTGTGTCGCTTGGCGGAAATATAACTGCTGAAGTTTTAAACCAAGATTATGAAATTACAAGAGTAGATTCTAGTACCTACACCATACAGGCTAGGTCTACCAATAAATCTCAGATTATTCCTGTCCTTGCTAATTCTTCAGATGTAGGTAACGGCGGCACGCTTACTAACGCTTATTACGGCATACCTTCTGGATATGCAGCTACGACTTACGGATATGGTTGGGGTGCGGGTACTTGGGGTGGTATGCCGTGGGGTCTATCTGCGCCTACCCCAGTTGCTTTAATTCAACGTGATTGGTGGTTTGATAATTTTGACAACGACCTAGTAATGAATATCCGAAAGGGCGCTATTTATTATTGGTCCCGTGGGTCTATCACTTCACCAGATACTGCGTTAGCTACACGGGCCGTACTTCTTTCTGCTTTGCCGGGTGCGGCGGATGTACCTGAGAGGGCGATGCAAATTCTTGTATCGCAAAATGATAAACATCTTCTTGCGTTAGGTTGCCAGCCTTATGCTGGTAGTGCTACTGATTACGACCCTCTTTTAATTCGCTGGGCAAGCCAAGACGAACCGCAGATGTGGACTCCACTAATTACAAACTCTGCTGGGTTTATTAGAGTTTCACGCGGTTCTGAAATTGTTCGTGGGATATCAACAAGACAAGAAATTCTTGTTTTCACAAATTCGTCTTTATATTCGTTGCAATACACAGGTACTTTGGATGTTTTTGCCCTGCAAGAACTAGCTGACAACATATCTATTATCAGCCCTCGCGCAGTCACAACGGCAAATAACGTAACCTATTGGATGGGCCAAGATAAGTTTTATGTCTACTCAGGGCAGGTGCAAACTCTACCTTGTACGATAAGGCAGTATGTATTCCAAGACATAAACTTTGACCAAGCAAATCAAATTGTATGTGGCACCAATGAAGGATTTACCGAAATTTGGTGGTTTTACCCAAGTGCTAATTCAGATTGGAATGATCGATACGTCATCTTTAACCACTTAGAAGGTGTTTGGTACTACGGTACTTTAGTCCGTACAGCTTGGCTTGACACCGCATTACGGTCTAACCCCGTTGCTGCATACACTGGACAAAACGATACGGTGGGGTACGAATATCAGCATGAGGTTGGAGTAAATGACGGCGATGCTCCGATGATTTCTTATATCCAGTCATCTGACTATGACCTCGGCGATGGCGAACAATTCATGCTTACTCGTCGATTACTGCCTGATTTTAATTTTACAAACTCAACTGCCGCTACACCGACAGTGACTCTAACGATGAGGCCCAAACGGTTTTCCGGATCGGCTTATGCAAATACAGCGTCTGATTCACAGGATGTAGCCTCAACTTATGCAACCTTAGATCAATATACAGAGCAGGTGTTTGTACGTGCTCGCGGACGACAAATGGCGTTTAAAATTTCTTCAGATGGTTTAGGTGTTCAGTGGCAGTCTGGCTCGCATCGACTCGATGTAAGACCTGATGGTAAGCGATGAGCTACTTTAATTTCGTTTCTCCTGTTTTACCGCTGCCAGCGCCGCAGTATGACGTTCGTCAACTTAATGAACTTAATCGTGTCTTACGCCTTTATTTTTCTAGATTTGATAATTTTGTCCTCCCATACGGCGCTTTCTACGACACGACAGATCAAACTGCGGCTAGCACAACAACTGCGTACCCGATAACGCTCAACTCAACTTCCTACTCAGTAGGTGTTGGTATAGACGCTTCCAACACTTCAAGGATTTACGTCAATACCGCAGGTACTTACAATATTCAGTTCAGCGCACAACTCGTTAATTACTCCAACCAGTCTGAAGATATTGACATTTGGTTCAGGAAGAACGGCACTAATATTGCCGATTCCAACACAAGGTTTGGGCTTACAGCTAGAAAAGGCCCATCAGACCCATACCACTCTGTAGCTGCTCTTAATTTCTTTGTCGCACTGTTAGCGGGGGACTATATAGAGCTAGTCTGGCGCTCAACTGAAGCGTATACTACCGCTGGGACAGGTGCGTATATTGAACATTATGCAGCTTCGTCAAGCCCAACAAGACCTGCAATACCGTCCGTCATCGTAACGGCAACTTGGGTTTCTTCGTAAGGAACAATCATGTCTATTTATTCTGCCCAACAACTTGCTAGCATGGGTCGCGGTAATGACAGCATGTTGGTTCATATGACACCTAGAGAAGTCGGGGGTTTACAAGCTCTTGCTATGGCCCAAGGTGGGTCTCTTAGTATTAACCCAAAAACTGGTCTCCCTGAAGCTGGCTTCTTAGACAGATTGCTACCGACAATCATTGGTGCAGGTCTTACCTTCTTTTCAGGCGGCGCGATTAACCCACTTACGGCAGCAGCCATTGTTGGTGGCGGCGAAACAATTCGTACAGGCGATCTTGGTAAGGGCTTTATGGCTGGCCTTGGTGCGTTTGGTGGTGCTGGATTGGGTGGTGCGCTTGGTGGTGCTGGATCGCTTGGGGCACAAGCTGAGGGGACGAAGGCGGTACTTGACGCTAGTGGTTTAGGGGCTAATTTATCAGGTCCAGTTGTTCCTACTGGCGGTATGGGAGGAGCGTCGGTCACAGCAGCTAAAGACGCAGCCATAAACAATTTTACCTCGCAACCACTTTTAGACCAAGCTAAATCAAGCCTTGCTACGTTAGGTCAGCCCGGTGGTTTATCTAATTTAGGTAGTAACTTGTTGGGGCAGTACGGGGGTAAATACGGTGCGATGGCTGCGGCCTACCCAGCGGTAAGTGAGATTATGCGTCCACCTACTGTTAAGTTACCCGAACCTGAGAAGTACGAAGCTAAGCCGCCTGCGCTACCGATGCCGCGTTTGTACAACCCGATACAAAAAGACCCGAGAAAAATATCGAGTGAGTACAACTATTTTGAACCATCTAACCCGTATCCGGGATTCACAAGGGGCTAAAAATGGGTAAGGGTTCTTCAGCATCAACGTCTCAAGGAATGCCGCGTTTTAGTGGTAAAGGCGGTATAACTTCGCAACAAACGCCTCAAAATCAATACGCTTCGCCTTTATCTGGGTTAGGCGCTATTTACGGGCAGTATCAACAACCTAGCCCACGGCAAAATCCATATATATCAAGATCGTTTGAAGACTCATACCAACCCCAATACCAATATCAACCCCAATACCAACCCCAATACCAACCCCAATACGAGCCTCAATATCAGGACTATTCTGGGGATTCTTATATCGGGGCGTCTCCAGAGTTTCCTGAAGTATTTTACCCAGTACCTAGAACCCAACCCCCACCACAATATCAACAACCTAATCCTTACGCAGCGCCATTTCAACAACCTAATCCTTACGCAGCGCCATTTCAACAACGTTACGTTCAACCAACTAGATTACCTCCTGCGGAATTTGTACCTAAATCTGCTAAAGACTATAGATCGCCATTTCAAGGAAGTGGAAAGGGAAAGGGCAAGAGAGGCGAACAAACTTATTTCGACCGTACTCAAACTGCTCCTACTCCTACTCCTGCTCCTACTCCTACTCCATCACCTGATGATTACTATTACCCCCCTATGGCTTCTGGTGGCGTAATTAAAGCTGCGGCAGGCCGATACCTTCAAGGTCCGGGGGATGGTACAAGTGACTCCATCCCTGCTACGATTGGTAACGCACAGCCTGCTCGGTTAGCTGACGGTGAGTTTGTCATCGACGCACGTACAGTTTCAGAGATTGGTAACGGCTCATCGAACGCAGGGGCTAAGAAGCTTTATGCCATGATGGAGCGGGTACATAGAGAACGTAAGAGAGCTAAACGCGGACAAAATTCAAATGCAGACAGGTTCCTACCAAGGTGAAATTCAAGTTTCAATGGTGCCTAGGGAGTATGTTTTAGCTTGTTGGCCGCAAGTTAAAGATTATCTTCAAGGCGCGGCTGATTACACGTTTGGCAGATACGAAGTAGAAGATATTCTTGACTCCATCATGGAGTATGACCATACGCTTTGGATTGCGTTTGATACATCAGGAATAAAAGGTGCAGTAGTAACGCATTTTTGTCATTACCCTAGAAAAAAATATCTTTCTATGGTGTTTTGCGGCGGTGAAGAACTTGATACATGGAAGCCTTCAATGCTTAAGCTTCTCCAACATTTTGCGTATGACAACCAATGCGACGGTGTTGAAGCTACTGCTCGGCTAGGCTGGACTAAGATTTTTAAGGGCGACGGACACAAACCGTTGTGGCAGACTTTTCAGTTACCTGCGGCTGAAGCAGGTTTAGGAGTACATCATGGGTAAAGGTGGCGGCGGTAGCCAACCAACGCAGCAGAATGTTGTGCAGACCAATCTGCCTGACTACGCTCGTCCTTATTTTGAAAATATAATGAATAGGGCGCAAGCTCAGTCTTATCAACAATACGTACCATACGAAAACGAAAGAACCGCATATTTTACCCCTGGGCAACTTCAGACCCAGCAAGAAACTATGCGTATGCAAGACCCGTCTCAGTTCTATGACGCATCTAATATTGCGTATAACTCTGCTATGCAGGCTATGCAGGCTGGACAAAATTATCAGACTGGGCAGTTTGGTGCTCAGATGGGTCCAGCGGAGCGTGTGTATTCACAAGGTGTTTATGCGCCAAATATACAAGCAGCTCAAACTGATTACAACCCACAACTTCAAGATATCTACGCGCAAAGAACAGCGGATGTATATGCTCCAGAATTATCGGGATTTAGAGATGTTGATACTGAAAGAGTAAGGTCAAGAGACATACAAGCAGCTCAATCCGCTTATCGTCCAGAACTAGAAAATATTCTTGCTGGTGGCCCTGAACGGGTGTCTACAGACCGTCTTTCTGCTGCTCAATTAAGCAGCCCCAAAGAATTTACTACCAAAACTGCACAGCAGTACATGTCTCCATACATGCAGAATGTTGTAGACGTTCAGAAAAGAGAAGCTTTGCGGGATGCTCAAATAGCACAACTGGGGCAAAATTTAGCCGCAGCAAGGCAAGGTACATATGGTGGCGCTAGACAAGCTCTTCTTACTGGTGAACGTGAACGTGGATTGCGTACTCAGCTTGGCGATATACAAGCCACTGGGTCTGAAAAAGCCTTTGGACAGGCGCAACAACAGTTTGAGCGTGATCGTGCGGCACAAATTCAAGTTGGTTTAGCCAATCTAACCAACGAACAACAGGCCCGAGTACTTAGCGAAGCTAATCGTTTACAAGCTCAGGGGATGAACCAAGATGCAGCACTAAAAACTGCACTCGCTAATCAGCAGTCTGGGCTTCAAACTCAGCAACTTCAAACTCAAACTGAACTTCAAACTGCTTTAGCTAATTTAAATACCCAGCAGCAAGCTCGGGTACAAAACGAAGCTAATAGACTTCAAGCTCAAGGCATGAACCAAGATGCGGCTATAAGAACCGCACTTGCTAATCAGCAAGGAGATATTGCGTCACAACAACTGGGCGCACAAACAGCTTTACAAGCTGCGCTTGCTAACCAACAAGCTGGGTTACAAACTAATTTAGCTAATCAACAATCTCAATTAGCTACGCAACAACTTCAAACTCAAACTGGGCTTCAAACTGCTTTAGCTAATTTAAACAATAGACAACAAGCTGCTGTTCAAAATGCAGCTAGTCAGTTACAAGCTCAAGGTATGAATGCAGAAAATGCGTTACGTGCTGCACTTGCTAATCAACAAGCTGGGCTTACTGTCGGGCAGCAAAATCTTCAAGCTAAGTTGCAAGCTCAACAAATGGGAGAACAGTCACGGCAGTTCGGGGCTAACCTTGGGCTACAAGGTCTTCAGCAAGCTATGGCTGGCGCTCAAACACTTGGTGGGCTTGGTACTGCACAACAAGATGCTCAATTACGTAGGCTGCAAGCCCAAGGTGCGGTAGGTGCAGAACAGCGTGGCTACCAACAGCAGCTTCTTGACCAAGCATATGCGGACTTCTTGCGACAGCGCGACTACCCGATGGAACAGTTGGGGTATTTTAGTAACATCATGCGTGGGGTTCCTGTGGGTCTATCTTCAACACAAACTGCATATGCTGCGCCTCCGTCTGCTGCCTCTCAACTAACAGGTGCTGGGCTTGGTGCTCTTGGACTTTCCCGTTTAATGGGTTGATACTATTATGGAAACAAAAGCTTACGGTATTCAGTCCCCTGAATCTTTGGCAAAGGAGTACGGGGGCAACAAACAAAAGATTGCTAAGGCAGTGCAGCTTGGCATCTTAGACCCTACCGCTGCTGTGCTTGCCGGGATGTTTATTGACCGAGTACGTAACGCTGCCCAAGAAGAGCAAGGCCCGCAAACCACTGTAGCCCAACAAGTTTTAGGTGGGCCACCCCCAGCACCGCCGCAAGGACCACCACCCGGACCGATGCAAGGACCACCACCCGGACCACCACAAGCTGGACTTCAAGCCGCAGCGCCTGCACCTATGCGTATGGCCTACGGCGGTCAGGTTGGTGTAAGTAACAACCAAGTGCCTGCACCTGCGATGGAGCGTGGGCTTGATGGCATCCCCATACCTGACAACATGTTTGACTATGCTGGCGGTGGGATGGTTGCGTTCGGTAGCGGCGGTAGTCCAAAAGAAAAATGGATAGAATCGGCTAGAAAAGTTAATCCTACTTTGAACTATGATGAACTTTCAAACTATTACGACGCTAACATAGCAAATACTCCTGGGGAAAATCTACCTCCTTCAAAAGTTAATCCCCAAGGCACTCCTTTATCCCCTAGGCCGCGTGCTTTTACTTCTCAATTACCAAGCGCACAGATGCCGTTAGGTGGTGGTGCGGGCCAAGGAGTTTTTGCTTTACCTAGCCAAGATTCATCAACAAGGACCGCTGGATTGATGAGCCTTCCAGGTGCTCAAGGACAAGGGGCTTATCTTGGGCGTCCTTTAGATACTGCTTTAGCGCCTAATAAAAATATAACTCCTGAAATGAAAGAATTTTTGGAGAGAAAAGCAAGTGATTTAGCGTCTATGTTTGAACAAAACCGTAATGTAATGACAGCTCCTCCCCCATTTGCTGCGGCAAAACAAAATGTGTTAGGTAAAGAATCTAGCGGGGTTCGTGGGACTGGCGGGGCTGGTGGACCATCATTTGTTCCACGTAGCCCAGAAGAAATTCTAAGATCTATCCAGGGTGAACCTAGAGCTGAAACAGCAGAGCAATACGGTAGAAGAGTAGGTCAATTAAATGTTGAATCAGCCGGATTTGTTAAACCAGAACCCACTTTAACTATTAAGCAAGCTATGGAAAGGGCTAAAGAAGCTGATAAAGAAGCTGGTGTTGATCCTGAGTTCTTTAAGAAATTACAAAATCGTATAGACACTATGCGGGGTGAAGCTGAAACGGATAAAACACAGGCAGCTAACATGCGGCTTCTTGAGGCTGGTCTTAACATACTTGGTGGAACCTCACCTTTTGCTCTTGTAAATATTGGTAAAGGTGCGTCCGAAGCTGTTAAAGGATTTGGTCAAGATCTTAAAGAATATCAAAAAGCTCGTAGGGAGCTTGATAAAGCAGCTATTGAACTTCAGACATCTGAACAAAACGCCGCTAGAACCCAATCAGCTAAAGCTCTTGATATGGTTGATAAATCTCAAACTCGATTCGAAAACGCTACAAATAAAGTTGCTGAAGCAAAAATAAGTGCTACTAATAGTGCAACAAACGCATTTATTAATCAAGAACAAATACAGAGTGGTGAAAGAAGAACTGCTGCTGAAATAAGTTCTAGAGATCGACAAGTTGCGGCTCAATTAGAGCAATCTAATAGACAAATAGCAGAAAGTAGAGCTGCTAGATTAGAAGCATCAGGTTTACTAGCAGATCAAAAATTTGTTGAAGGATTAACAAAAGCGGAACAAGGTGCTACTAAACCATATGACGACCGTATTAAAGTTATAGAAACAGCGCTAAGTAATCCAACAGCAGCTCTTACTCCTAATTTTATAAAAGAACAGCAAGATAAAATTGATAGTCTTATTTCTCAAAGAGCGGCGGCTGCAAATCTTGCTAGAGAAAAATATATAGACGCTCGTAAAACCGGTAGACCGTCGCAGAACAACGCCGCTTTATCTGCCGCCGACAGAATTGCTGGAGTAGGAAGATAAAATGGATCGGCTATCTGCTTATGCAAAATGGTTGATTGAAAACGAAGATAAAAAAGGCACTTCTGATTTTGAAACAGTTGCTGACGCATATAGATCTTTAAGAGGCCAGCCAACCGATTCTCTTGCAGAAGCGCAACGTGCTTACGACGAACTTCATAAACCTAAAGAACGTCCAGCGGTAGAACCAAGACCAGAAAAGCAGTCTGTTTTTAGACAGGTAGCAGACGTACCTATCGGTATAGCACGCGGTGCCGCGCAGGGTGTCCGCATGATTGCGGATGCTTTTGGGCCAGATAATGTTGTATCGCAAGCCTACCGTGGTATGGAGGACATGCTCGGTGAGTTGTATTCAGCACAGGCTAAGGATGACCAAAAGAAAATAGCCAAGATTATGAAAGATGCCGAGGATAAAGGCATCGGGGATCAGCTTGTTGCCGCAGTCCAAGCCTTTGCTACTGCGCCTGTTGATATGCTCTCCCAAGCTCTTGGCACTGCCGCACCGATTGTTGCTGGCGGTCTTCTTGGTTCAGTAGCTAGGTTAGGAGCAACGGGTATTGGTGCAGTACAGACTGGACTCGGCGGGGCAATGGGTGCGGGTACTGTCAAAGGCACTATCTACGAAGCTGTTAAAAGTGCGCTCACAGATTCTGGAGAAGATCCTAAAGTTGCCGAGCGTAAAGCTCGTGAGGCTCAGTCCTACACAGGAGAAAACTGGGGCCAAGTTTTAGCAGGTACGGTGCTTGGTGGTATAGCTGGAAAATTTGGTGCTGAAGATCTTCTATTAAAACGCTTTACTCAAAAGGCGGCGAAAGAAGGTGCTGAAGCTATGGCGCCTGGGTTATTACGTCGTTCGGCTACCGCAGGGGCTACTGAAGCTGTGCCTGAAATGGTGCAGGCTGGGCAAGAACAATTAGCTGAGAATGTTGCATTGCAACGTGAGGGCTTTGATGTTCCTACATTTAGGGGGGTTGCAGGGCAAGCAGCCCTTGAAGGTTTGGCAGGTGCTGGACTCGGTGCAGGGTTGGGTGCATTGCCTGGAGCTACGCCGCGTGACCAGCAAGCCGAAGAATTTCGTCGTACGTTAAAAGACCAAGACCAAGAACAAGAAACAACGACTGAAGAAGGTGAAGCTGAGAAAAAAGCTAAGAAGCTAAAACTTGAGGATCTTGACCCTACACAGGTTCAAACAACACTAAAAGATTTAGAGAGATTTACGATTGACCCTGAAGCCCTAAAAGAAAGGGGCGTTAAAAATGAGATTAAGAATAGTCTTCGTCTTTTAGGATTACCTGAAACGCAGGTTAAAGGTTTTTTACGTGCCAAAAATAACCAAGAATTAGTCAATGCACTGACTAAATTTTTGACACCCAAACCAGCTACAGCGGAGGAACAGGGTGAGCAACTTGACAAAATTGACGAACAGCCAAGTGGAACAGGCGCTGATTTATCTGGCGGACCCGGAGGTGAAACCACTACCGGAGGAACTGCATCATCTTCTACCAGCGGAGTGGGGGGTGCTCCAGATGCTACTCAGCAGACTGGAATGGGAGCGCAACAACTTAACACTGCATTAATAGAAAAACTAGAAAAACTAAAAGCTGCTCTTCCAACAATGACGGATGAGCAGCTTGATGATTTAAAAATGAACGCTTTTATAGGGATGGAATCCCCCGAAGCAAGCGCTCTTATAATGGAAGAAGTTAAAAAACGACAAGGAACCATTAGTGCCGCTACGACCACTCAAACCCAGCAAGCAAAAGAAACGGGAGCAGCAGCGCCTGCTCAAGGAACAGCAGTGGCAGCTCAACAAGCGGCCAAACCCTCTTCAGGTACAGTTAATTCAGAAGCCGAAGCAAGAGCTAAAAAGTTACTAGAAGATGATGAGGATCTTTTCATAGCTCAAGCTACTAGAGTAGGTACTACTAGGAAAGCTGTTGACAGATTAAGTGAGATGCAAGGTCTCTTGAAAGAGAACTTGACTGATGAGACTAGGCAGGCTGTTGCTGAGCGGGTTAATAAAATTTCTACGGAAGTGCAAAGAGGTAAAGCCGAGGTTAGGCAGTACCTTAATGATTTATTGACTGAACCATCTGCTGGTACAGGTATAGCTTCTGATCTTAAGAAAATAGTTGATCTGTATGACGAAGCTAGGGAAGAACTTAACAAAGATGCAAAAGAAGAGAATCCACAAGCGGCTACGGTTGGGTCTTCGTTTGATGATTTAACTAGAGATGAAAAACAGTATTACATCAATCAACTAGAAAATAATACGATTGACGAGGCTACGACAGCTTTAGAAAATCTTTTAGAATTTTCTGAACAACGAAACAACTATATAAAAGAGCTAGGATTAACAAGTTCTGATACTAGATTAGATACGCTTACTGCGTATGAAACAAATCGAAAAGAAGAAAGCGCTTATCGTGGGGTATCTTTCCCTGCATGGAACGAACTAACACCTCAAGAAAGGCAGACATTTGCCCAAATAGTGCCGCGTATAGCAGGTAAGCGTGGGCCGTCTGGCGAAGCTATCACATCTGGGTTTGCTGCAATTGAGCCTACCGTTGCTGAAAGGCAAGCAGATATTGTCAGAAAAGAAATTGCGGCTAAACAAGCAACTGAAGCCAAATTAAAAGAAAGAGTAGAAAGAGAGCGTGATGCCTCCGGGTTAAAAAGCCCATTGCCAGAAGACATCAAACAAGATGTTATGGCGGGTAACTCAAGTAAGTTAATTGATTACTTAAGTAAGTCAGCTAAAGGCCCAATTACTGAAACTGATAAACAGGCTAGAGAGCGTGAGAAAAATAGGCCAGGAGAAATTCAACCGTCTACGAGTCCATTTCGTGCGGTTATCAATAGGATACTTGCTAACGTACTTAAGCCTTTAGTATCAAATGTCAAAATAAAATATATACCTGAGAGTGAACTATCAGCTAATGGTCGTCCTAAAGACTTCATTGCGTCTTATGACCCTAAAACAAATACTGTATATGTTACTGATCGTGGGTTAAATGAAACTGCTTTACTGCATGAGTATGTCCATGCGGCTACGATTCAGTCTATATTTAAATATCTTAATGGTCGTAGGGGCGAACTTTCGCCTGGGCAGCAACGCGGTGTTGCTGCAATCATTAAAATGTACAATCAATTAAAGAATAACACCACTTTAGGTAAAAAATATCCTACAGCGTTTTCAAACATCTATGAATTTGTTTCTTATGGCTTAACTGATCCTAGGCTAGAAAACGATCTTAGACGTATGAAGAGCGTATCGTTTGCCCTTTACACTGACTTTGTTGAAGAAACAGAACCAAAAGATACCGATGTTATAGAAAAAATTGGTTACTTTAATTATTTAGACCAAAAGAAAAAAGAACCTGAAATTGAGGTCAATGTTTGGCAACGTTTTGCTAAATCGGTGGCTGATGCAATTGGGCTTACGTATAGATATTCTAAACTTATCGTAAACAAACTTACCAAAGACGAAGTAAAAGAACTTAAAAAATCGTACACGCAAGCTAAACAAAGTGATTTTATTCAACAACTAGAACAAAGTATCAAAGAAATTGAAGACGTAGAGCCTTCAAAAAATCTTGCGCAAACTGAAAAAGAATATAAAAAACTAACTAAGAAAATTGATGAAAGCCTTAGAAAGCTACGCGCCTCTTTGTCGCAAGGGCTTGAAAAAGGTGAAACAGCAAGCTATGAAAACATTTCAACAGAAGAAGCTCAACAAAAAATAGATGAAATTAACAAGTCTGTCGTTACAACTGATCCTGCTGAAAAAGCTAAGTTTATAAAAGAATATAAATCCCGCATCGAGAACAAATACAAAACTGATAAGCAAGTCGAAGATGCTTACTATAGAAGCGGTAGGATTACTAGGAAACCATTTACTACAGAACAAGCTAATGAAATTAAACGACTAGAAACAATTGTACAGATTAATAATCTTGAGGCTGATAAAAATCGGGTAGCTGGTGATTTAGGTATTTCGCCATTGCTTACAGACATTGACTTTTCAAAAGTCACGACAATTGATCCTGGTTATCTTGGTAATGCTTTTGTAGAGCTTATATCAGCATTTGAAGAAATTGCTTCTGCACCTGAAACCATTCCTGACTTTAAATTACAAGAGGTTAGAAAAAACGAAAAAGGCCAGTACATGGTTTACAAAGTTGGTAAACCAGAACAAGAAGAACTACTCATAACCGATGCCGAGGCTGACAAAACAATCAAAGAAACAGGCGACCGTTTTGTATCGAAGATGGAAGCTGAAAAGCCGACGCTTGCCACAAAAACTCGTGCGCTTAAAGATGCCTTTAATAAAGACGGCCGTACAAGAATTATTGAGCAAGCACAGAACTATAGGTATAGAATTGATCGTATAAACAATATTTTACGTAGAGTTGGCAAGTTAATATCGTTTGGTAAAGACCAAAACAGCTTAGGTACAGCCTTAGCTACATCAGCAGGCCGCGCAGAAAACGCATACCAAAAATACTTTTATACAGACATCAGTAAGGCCAACGACATGTTGGCCGATTTAGCTAAGTCTATGGGCATCACAGTACAGGATGCTTTAGCTCGCTTACACATGTATGCAATTCACTTGCACGACCCAGAACGTAGAAAAATTAAGTATCTGCGGGAAGTGCCTTTAGCTGATAACCAAGCAGTTAGAGACCGTGACAGCATTATGAAAGACGTAATCAAAATAGACCGGAATAAGTTAGGTGATGCTGCTGCTAAACAAGAAGCTCAAAAACTACTTGCCAAATTAGAAGCTCTTGTTGCTGCAAAAGGGGTCAAGACTTCTCCACTGTTTGATATGAACAATGAAGCCTACAACACGCTAGGCCCATACAGCTTAGACCAAATAGAAGCATTTGGCCGCGCATTTACAGGCGGGAATGTAGCTAAGGCTAACAAACTAATAGACACACTTAAAAAGATTGAACAGACAACAATTGATCTTAATAAAAAGTCAAATTACTTTTCACCGCCAGTGCAAAACTTAGTTGATTTCTATGATTTTAAATTTTACTTCCCATTCAAAGGTAGACCTGATACTGGACCAGCCGACTACCAATTAGATTACTTTGGACAGAATGTCGGTGGTGATCTACAAGACAAACAAGAAGCTTTTGATGGCCGTATTAGTGACGCGGATAACCCAATCCTTAATATCCTAAACGAAGCTAGTAAATCTGCTATGCGGTTTGGTAGGCATGAAGCTGGGGTCACGCTTTCTATTAAGAATCTTATAGACTCAAAGATAATTAACGGTAAGCCGATTAAGACTGTTACGTTTGAACAAAGGTTTGATAACAAACTTAATGAAGAACTTAAACGTGGCGTAAAAAACATATTTCATTACTTGCCAGACGGCAAGATTCAGATTTATGAAATAAACGATAAGCAATTACTTGAGGCTATCAAGCGACCCCTACGTGATGACAATTGGTTTGTTGATAGTCTAGGCAAGGCAACCAGCATGTTTGGGCAAATGCATACCCGCTTTAACCCAGCGTTTGCTCCAATGGACTTTCTGCGTAACTTGTTCACTTATGCAGGGGTGCTTGGTGCTGAGACTTCGGGCAAACGCGGGTTTCAAGTAATGTCTGAGATGGCAGGGATTTTGGCTAAGAACGGCTTTACTAAAACTGCTAAATACTCGCTTGCGTTTAGTCGAGGTAATGCGGCTGAGATGGCGCGTCTTGCTAAGAGTGATCCTTTCTACAAAGATCTAAACGATTATTACGAACTAGGCGGGCCGGTA